GCGCTACTGGCGCTGGGGTTGCCACCCATCACGCACATCGGCCTGCCGCCGGTCACCGTGCAGGCCGTCCGCGATCCGTCACCACCACCGCCCGCACCGCCGCGGAGCCGAGCCATCGATGAAACACCAAACACCGAGGACGCGCCGAAGTTGCTGAGCGCCGAGGTACGGCTCCGCACCGCATGGGGCAAGCGGCTCAGAGCAGAGATGCAGCGCATTCTCGACAGCATCACCGACGAGACGGAACGCGGGCGAGCAGTCGCGGACGTGGACGTAGAGGCGATGAACTGGGACTGGCAGGACCGCTACTTCGATGACGTCGCGGGCGAGCTGTCACAGGTACACGCCACCGTGCTCGCTGGTGAATCGTTCCTCACGACGCCACTGCTGGAGGCGCATCAGGTCGCCAACTCTTACGCCGCAGCCCGTAGCGCGGAACTGCTGAGCCTCGAAGGTTCGGTCTCCGTGGTGCGAACGACTCGACTGGCGATGCGCCGACTGATCGGCACGGCGATGGAAAGCAACTGGACGGTACGCCAACTCAAGAACGCGATCCGTGATTCGTTCGAGTTCTCGCCGAGCCGGTCAGAGATGATCGCCCGTACCGAGATCGCAGCCAGCCAGGGCAAGGGCGCGAACCAAGCAGCACGCACACAGGGCCGCGACGAGAAGCGCTGGTTCACTGCGCGAGATGAGCGGGTGGACGGCGGAGACGCTTCCGGCCCGTGCATCGAGGCGCAGCGCGACGGCTGGATCAGCATCGAGCAATCGTTCAACAATGGACGCGACACCATCCCCGCCCATCCCCGATGTAGGTGCGACGTCGAGTACAGAACCAGCCGCTTGCAGTGATGCACGTAACGATCACCCGCCCCAGGTGCGCCGGCATCTTCCGAGGTGGGCCGTGCCGCAAGGAGTGGGCGAACGCTGTCACCACGCCCTTCTCGTGGACGTGCCCGAGGTGTGGCACCCTCAACACCGCCTGATCCCAATTCTTACAGTATTCGCCCATCGCGGTATTCGTGTCGTGGAGGTGTTGCGCATACGGAACGGAGGCGTAGTATTCTCCTATCGACCAAGAGCACAGCACAGGAGCCCCAAGATGACCGACCAGACCATCACCGCCACCCTCGCCGCCGACCTCGCCGAGGCTCACACCGCCGTCCTTCCCGCCCTCGCCCGCGTACTCGCCGAGGACCGCGCCGTTCGCGCCATCCTCGCCGCCATCCTCGCCGACTTCGAGCAGGAGGAAGAAGGCCCGCAGGGGCCGGACGTGTGGACGCAAGAGCGAGTCATAGAAAACGGAAGCTGGTTCTAGCAGCGACCACCCGAGCCGAGGCGGTAGACCCCGGCACTAGAAACTAGAGACAACAGGGAGCACACAATGGCAATCGCAGACACGTCAACCGGCGAGGCAATCGAAGCAATCAGCCTGAACGTTAGCGTCGACACGCTGATCGAATGCACAGACGCGGGGAGCGCGCACGCCGCCGACCTCATGGAAGCCGCCGCAAGCATCGGCCTGAACCCCTACCAGGCGCGAGTCACATGGTGGAAGATTCGCCACCTCGTCCCGCAGGCCGTCCGAGTCGCCATCGAAGCAGACGAGGAGTTCTAGCCACCCGCCAACCCGAGCCGGGGCGGTAGTCCTCGGCACCAGAGCACCAGAGCACAGAGCACAGGAGCACAGAAGATGACCGACACAACCACCACCGCCGCCCTCGACGACCTCGACGCCTACCGCGACGCAGTCACCGCCGCCCTCGACGCCGCCTACCGCGCCGCCCGCGCCGCCTACCGCGCCTACCGCGACGCCCTCGACGCCCTCGACGCCGCCCGCGACGCCGACGCCGCCAGCGACGCCGCCCGCGCCGCCCGCGACGTCATCGAGACCCGGGTCGAATGATCAAACTGTACCGGCACCAGGCACCAGCACAGGAGCGCACAGCCATGACATTCGCCAAGAACCTCCACCGCTGGCGCATCAAGCGCGGCTACTCCATGCAAGACCTCGCGGGACTGTCGGGCGTAGCTAAGAGCCACATCAGCCGCATCGAGGCTGGCCAATGCTCGCCCACGCTCGCCCGCGCCGCGCAACTCTCCAAGGCGCTCGCTGTGTCGCTCGCCAAGATGGTGTAGACTAATCAAGAGCATAAGCGCTTATAACTGATCGCTCAGTGGCCAGAGTGCCCCGCGGGATAGCGGGGCATTGTGGTATTCAGGGTGCGATCGTATTTGCCCGAAGCCGTGGATCGCGCAGGGGCGCTCGTCCCTGACTTCGCGCGGGGGCACATCCCCGCCATCATCAGCTCAGGTGAGCGCGCCAGAGATGGCTTCATCCTCGAGCAGCACGGCCTCGACTTCGACCGCTACCGCCAGAACCCCGTCGTGCTACTGAACCACGACGACGGATCAGGCGGATCGAGCGCGCTCCCCATCGCCCGATCCCGAGACGAGCAGCGCGACGACACGCGCGACATCACCACCGCCATCGCTGAGTTCGACATGGACGACGAGCTGGCCGTACGAGTGCTCGGCAAGATCGAGCGCGGCATGATCAACAGCACCTCGATCCGTTGGATTCCGCTAGAGCACCGCATCGATCGCGTAAAGCGCGACGGCGCCGACGAGACGGAACCGGTGATCGTCTTCACCCGCTCCGAGGTGTTGGAGTGGTCATTCGTCCCCATCCCCGCAGACACGAACGCGATCGTGCAGCGCTCAGACGGCACCTCAGCCGCGCTCACGGACTTGCTCGCTCCAGAGCGCATCCTCACACCCGAACAGTTCAACCCGATGTCCCTGGTGGACGTCGTTGATGCAGCGCACGCATTGATCGAAGGCCGCTCCGAGCCCGTCTTTACGGCAGTGGAGCAACAGGCCGCAGCCCGTCTTTACGGGATGATCAACGGGCGAGTGTTGCAGACGCGGCAACTACCGAGCCGGGCAACGGATGAAATAGCAACAGTGCTCAACGACCTCGTGCCCCTGTTCAGGGACGCAGTCGGAGTGCTCACCAAGAAGGATTAACCCCAATGACTCTCGCACAGGCCCGAGCGCACTTCGGCTTCACGGAGGACGTCTCTGATGAGTTCGTCCGCACCGCCGCAGCCGGCGCCAAGATTGAGATCACCGAAGAGGCACCGGAAGACCTCGGCACGCTTGCTGAGATTGCCCGCTCGCTCAAGGAGGCCATCACCACCGCTGGTGAGCAGGCCACCGAAACGCAGACGGACGCGCTGACGCGCATTCAGGACCAGATGACGGCACTCTCGACGAAGCTCGACGAGCAGAACGCCGGCACGCCGTCCATGCAGAAGACGCTCCGCGCGACGTCTCGCCCGTACTGGGAGGATACGCAGGAGTGGACCCGAGCCGACTACGAGCTTGGGATGCTGCTGTTCGAGTCCACGCACAAGATGAACGTCCGCGCTCCGCGGCTCACCCCGCCCGAGCAGTTCATCCGTGCCGCCAACGCGCACATCTTCGAGGGCGACGCGCCCCCGCCGTGGCACGCTGACGCCAAGGGCAACCCAGTCCGCGCGATGGAGCCATACAGTCTTAACACTGGCGAGTTCGCCCGTGCATCGGACACTGCCGAGAGCGGCAGTGGTTCCAACTTCATCGGCCAGCAGTACGTCTCCGACCTGTGGACCGCCGTGCGAACGCTCGACCCGCTGGTGCAGCGCATCCGCACGATCCCGCAGACGGACGCCACCACGACGATCCCGACAGACGGCGCACTGCCCGAGATGCTGTTTGTTTCTGAGTCCACTGCGGACGCGGCGACGGCGTACACGGTCAGCGACCCGACGACGGCGAGCCGTGATCTGACTGCCAAGAAGTTCACCATCCAGCAAATCTGGAGCGGCGAATTGAACGAAGACGCGATCATCGCCTGGACGCCATTCATCAGGAGCCAGCTCGCGGAATCCACCGCGCAGCACCTTGGTTCGGCCATGCTGAATGGCGACACCACGAACTCGTCCACCGGCAACATCAACAGCGATGACGCTGACCCGGCAGACACGAAGCACTACCTGGCATGGGATGGCATCCGCCATTACTTCCTCGTGGACTCGACGAGTTCCGGGATCAACGCAGCCGGTGCGATCACTCGTGCCGACCTGTTGAAGGCTCGCGGCAAGCTCGCGGTCAACTCGGCTGACGACATCGATGCCGCGGTTGGGAACATCAACTGGGGCCGCACGGCTTCCGAGATGCTCTACATCGCGGACTTCGACACGCTGATGGCCCTGCACGACCTCGAGGGCTTCCGAACCGTGGACGAGTACGGCGCACAGGCGACCGTGGTTGTTGGCGAACTCGGGCGCGCGAACGGTGTGCCGATTGTCAGCCCGGGCTACGCCTCCCGCACGGAAGCGGACGGCAAGGCCTCGGGCACGGCAGCGAACAACACGCTTGGGCAGGTCACAGCAACCAACCCGCAGGGCTGGGTGCGTGGCGTGCGTCGAGACGTGGAGCTGTACTTCGACCGCATCCAGCGGACCGATCAATACCTCATGGAATTGTTCACGCGGCAGTCGTTCCAGCGCTTCGGCGGGAACGTCGCCAGTGGTATTTACAACATCGACGTGAGCGCCTACGCCTAGTCGATAGCGCACAGACCTTGCCCTCGCCGGCGGAATGAACCCCACGTCGGCGGGGGCGAGGAACAACACATAGCAGGGGGCGCGGCCCTCGGCGAAAGGACAGCAGGCTATGGCACGAGTACACGGAATCAACAAGGCGGTCCCACGCGGGATCGACAAGCTCACCGGCTCCATCTACGGAGCGCATCCCAATCAGCAGGTGCAAGACCTGATGCTGATGAACGACCTAAACCACCACCAGCAGATCGAGCACTTCGCGAACGTCGCGGACGTTGCTGTGGTGTCCGGCACTGCGGCAGCGGTCACCACCCCGGGCGGGTTCCGCCTGTTCGGGCAGGGCCTCGCCGAGTCCGCAGATTCGGGCATGGTGGTCACGGCTGGCCTCGACGGTCAGCGCATGAGCACCACGAACGAGGACGCGCACACGATCGCGATCGGCAGCAACGTGTTCCTACAGCCGGACACCCACGGCCCGTTCACGTTCTCGGCCCTGTTCCAGTTCGTCAACCAGATCACCACCACGGCTGCCTTCATTGGCTTCTGTGGTACGGCATCGGATGCACTCGACCCGCGCGTGACGGGCGCCACAACCACGCTGACGCTGGTTGATGACGACGTGGCCGGGCTGTTCTTCGACTCGCAGTTGACCGACGGCGATCGCTGGATGGTCCCCCACAACAAGAGCAACGCAGCCGCCACTATCGCGACTACTGCGGCAGGGGTGGACACCGGCAAGAACGTCGTGCTCGCCACGTACACGCTCGCAACGGTGACGATCGACGCTTCTGGCAACCTGGCGTGGAGCCTGTCAGACGCGAACGGTAACAAGTCGGGCGGCATCGCTGGCGCACTGGACGCGGACGAGGAACACGCTGCGGTCTTCTACGTTGAGAGCGCCGGCACTGCGGCAATCAGGGACGTGGACGTGTACTCGGTCAGCTTGGATTACTACCACAGCCTGAGCTAGGGGGTTCGATGACCAAGACATTGAGAGTAACGGCCCGATACCGGAACACGCAGATGCGCGTGGACTGGCCCGCAGGCCGGATCGATTCGTTCCCGGACGCAACTGCGGCGTACCTGCTGCGGGATGCGCCGGGCTCGTTCGAGGACGTGGACCCGGCTGCGCTCGAGGCTGCTGACGCAGTGCATGAGGCGGCACTGGTTGAGGCATACGGAGTGAACCAGCAGGTAGCCGTCGAGGTGGCCGAAGAGGTACCAGACGAGCCCGAGGTAACGGACGAACTGGACTCGATGAGTCTCGACGAAGTCCGAGAATACGCGAAACAGCACAGCGTAGAGCTGTCAGGATTGCGAAGAAAACAGGATGTGGTCGCGGCTGTCCGCGCTGCCGGGAGGTAGTGACACATGGCATTCATCGCACGAGAACACGGGCATCTACAGCAGGCGCTCGGCACCACGAAGTTGAGCTATTGGCCGTTCGTGGAGTCGTTGGGCGTACTCGTCACCGGCATCACGGCTGGAACGGATCTTATTCCGTCCGAGACATCAGCCGCAGCCGAGGCGCTGGAGGATGACTTCAGCCCCCTCGATCACCGGAACGGGGTGCACTCTTACCACTTCAACGCGGTGGGGGATCACCACCTCGCCGGCGGGGACCACGCTGACTACTCGCACGGGAACGGGACTGTTGATTCGGCGGCATCTTGGTTCGCGTGGATTCTCCCGACCGACATTGCGACGACCTCGATCATGGCAAAGTACGACTCCGCGGGGAACCTCGAGGAGTGGAAGTGGGGCATCGACGGCTCGGGGCAACTCGAGCTAGAGCTGCACGACGCGAGCGCTTCGGCCTCTGAGATCGGCGCGTCTACGTCTGTTCTGGAGTACGGGATCTGGCAGTTCGTCTGCACCACGTACGACGGCACCGAGACGGCGCCCGTGGTGACGCACTACATCTCGGACGGTTCAGCACTGCCGACTGATGCAGGAGACGGCACCACCACCGAATCAGGCGCATACGTGGCGATGGAAAACACCGCAGCTCCGCTGACGATCGGGTGTGCCGGCGTGAGCGCGCTACCTACCGAGGAGTTCACGGGGCGCATCGCGTTCCCGGGCATGACTGGCAAGGCGCTGACGGCTGTTGAAGTCGAGGGCGTTTACCGAATCACCAAGCGGCTGCTGGGACTGTAGGAGCGCCATCGAGTAGCTACACAGCAACAAGATGGACGCGCTCCACCGTAGAAAGCATCGGAGGCAGTGTGAACAGATACACCACACGCGAGATCGTGAAAGCCGCTGCGGGCATTACTGGCAGCCGCTTCGACGCATCCGTGGATCAGGGCATCGAGTCCGCCTCCCGCCAGATCGACGCCGCCACCCATACCTGGTTCATCCCGAAGATCGAGACGCGCAAGTTTGACGCCGTGTGGCCGGTGATCGTGGGCAACACTATCACCTTCGACTCATGGCTCCAGAGCGTGACCACGTTCACCGACGAGGGCGACAACGCCGCCAGCATCACCTCGACCGACTACCGGCTGCTACCTGAGAACGACGGCCCGCCGTACTACGCCGCAGAGATTCTGACCGACGTGGCCGGCGCCGAGTTCAAGGCAGATCCCAGCACCCCGCAGCAATCATTCCGCATCACTGGCCCGTGGGGTGCGTACTCGTCCACCGCTGCCGCGACATCGCTCTCAGCGGCCCTGAGTGACACGTCCGGGACGGTAGTAGATATCAAGGACTCCAGCACTGTAGACGTGGGCGACACCATCCTAGTGGGCTCTGAGCAGATGTTCGTTTCTGAGCGCGTATCGGTAGCACTCGCAGCCGCGGCGCAGCTCTCGGACGCGCTGCTGGCCGACCTCACTGACAAGTCGCTCGGCGTCGATGACCCGACCGACGATCTCCAGGTGGGGGAGATCATCCTGATCAACGCGGAGCAGATGCGGATCACCTCGTCCGCCTCTGCAACGGCGCTGACGATCGAGCGTGCAGTCAACGGCACCACGCTCGCGGCGCACTCAATCAACGACCCGATCTACGTCGAGCGTCGGCTCACGGTAGTGCGAGGCGTGAACGGCACGACTGCGGCCACCGCGCTCGATGATGCGGTGGTGACCAAGTACCAGCCGCCATCCGATATCCGCGCACTTGCGACCGCGCTGGCGGTGGACGAGTTCAAGCAGGGGCAGGCCGGCTGGGGCCGCGAGGTGGGCCGTGGCGAGAGCGCGCGAGAGTTCAGCGGCACGGCTATCGCGAAGCTGCGGAAGCGCGTCGTTCGGGCGCACAGGCGGAATGTGACGGTGTCCATATGACCGTCGGCATGGGCATCCACGTAGTCACCTCGGGGCCATTCTTCACGGGCGCGACGCAGCGCCAGATCGAGCACGCGTTGC